CCGCACTGAGTACAACAAGCTCCTGCAGCTGGCTCGAGCCCTGACCAGGGTGACTGGTGCTGACACCACCCTGTTGACCTCCAACGGGGCCAGCCTTACCAAGGCCGTCTATCAGGTCGACCTCGCCGCTGGTGGTGCCATGGTCGCTGGTCTCTATGACACCGTGGGGGCTCTGGATGACCAGGACTTGATTGCAGACCTTGGCGCCATTGGCCTCGATGGCGTGTTGGCTGAGGCCATCAGCCTCAATGAATACGACGTCGAGGCGGCTTTGGTGTTGGTCATCGAGAACACCAACGTCATCACCCTCCGGACGATCTTTGGCGCTGAGGCTCCTGTTGGGACTGCGGTTCCCCCTACCGCCGCTCAGTGTGCTCTGGCCCTGAAGCTGTATGGAGACGCCGACTACCTACCCAGTCCACTGGGGATGGTCATTGCCCGCATCACCATCCGCCGGTCCAACGACATTCAGGTGGTGACCTGGACCTTCACCAACAATCCCGTGATCGACAACGTGATGTCGATCACCGTCAACGACATAGTCACAGACTATACGGCCGTCAGCGCTGTGCTCAATGACGAGGTCGGGGCGCTCAGGTCTGCACTGGTTACCGCCCTGGCTGCTGAGGCAGTGACCGTCAGCGGTGCCACCAACGTCATCATCGTGACCGCGGACGTCACGGGTGTCGAATTCACCTACGACAGCCTTATCACCCTGACCGGTGGCGGTACGATGGAGGTCGCTGAGGTGCTTACGACCGACTTTGCGGCCGTGACCATGGTGCATGCTGCGGCGGCCAGCGATGATGCCCTCAAGCAGGAGCGATTGGCTGGCGTGTTGGCCTGACGAGGTGTGTGATGGCTCAGAAGGGGCGGGTTGTGGACAAGCAGGGGAAGTGGCTGGCCTTCAAGAGCCTGCTGGGGCAGCTGGGTGACCAGCGGCTGACAGTGGGTATCGTCGAGGGCGAGATTGCCACCTACGCAGCGGCCAATGAGTTTGGCACTGACACCATCCCCAGTCGCCCCTTCATGAGGACCACCATCGACACCAACGCCAAGAAGTACGCGGGCCTGCTTGGGAGGGGGGCCAGGGCTGGGATCACTGGTGGCATCCAGGCGACTATGGCTCACCTCACCGCCCTTGGGTTGGTGGTCCGTTCGGACATGATCCGGACCATCGTCGGATGGACCACCCCACCCAATGCCCCAAGCACGATGGCTCAGAAGCGCGGTGTGGATAACCCCCTGGTGGACACTGGAGACATGCAGAGGGCGATCACCTTCGAGGTGCGGTCCTCGCTGGGGCTGTCCAAGGGAGGTGGCTAAATGGGGCTGCTGGGAGCTCGTAGAGTGACAGTGACCAGGGTGACCTCAGGCGCGTACGTGTCTGGGGTCTACACCGTTCTTGCGTCCACCACCCTTCAGGTCTGGGCGTCAGTGCAGCCCATCGGCGACAGGGACAGGCAGAACCTTCCAGAGGGGATCAGAACATCGGCCAAACACAAGCTCTACACGACGGCGACACTCACTGAGGCCGGTGACAACCAACTGGCTGACACCGTTGATGTGGGTGATGGCGGCGTTGAGTTGGTGGTGGTCGGTGGCAGTGATTGGGACTCAGCTCACCGTGGTGGTGTCAGGCACCACCGATACATCCTGGCTGAGCCAGGGTTCGATGAGGCCAGACTATGAGCATGGAGCCCACCACATGGGAGGAGGCCATCAGGGCCTGGGTAGAGATGGTGCTGCAGGGTGAAGATCCTGCAGCCATTGCCTATTTTGAGCACGGGTCTGGACCGAGGTCAGCCGCCGTTTACGCCACGGTGCAGGTGTTGAGCAACGTGGCCACCTCGATGCCAGTTGACGAGGTGACCGACACCCCTGCTGGTGATCCAGGGGGGTTCACATTCTTGAAGCACACCCACAGCCCAAGGGTTGGCACTGTCGCGGTCAAGGTCTATGGGCAAGCCCATGCGGCGCTGGCTCAACAGCTCGAGCTGGCCATCAGCGACGATGACAGCCAGAGCTTTTTTGACGGCACTGGAGTGAGGGTGCTGGCTCCAATTGGCGGACTGCCGACGCAGTGGGCGGCACTAGGCACCAAGTGGGATGGGTTCACGCCCATTGACTTCAGATTCACATTTTCAGCCCAGCGAACAGTTGGGGTCTACAGCATCGAAACGGCCACCGTCACTGAGACCTGAGGCCAGAGGAGACGACCATGGGAGCGACTTTTGATCTTGATGTCCTAGTGAGCGTGGTAGCTGATGCCACCTCGGTGCCCACCGCCGGGTTTGGGGTTGCGGTGTACGCCGCTGATGCGGCTAACCTCGACGTGGGATTCACGGAGCGGATCCGGTACTACACCAGTGCCGCTGATGCCGCCGCTGATACTGACCTCAGCGCTGTTGAGATTGCCGCCGTGTCTGCTGTGTTTGCTCAAGAGCTGCACATCAGCACGGTTGGGGTGGCACGGATCGAGGCCGATGTTGCCCAGGACATCAGCTTCGATTTCACGGGGACTATCGAGGTCGATGACATCATCAGCATCACCGTCAACGGAATCGCCACGTCATACACGGCTACCAGTGCGGTGCTGGCCACTGAGGTGGCGGCACTCAAGGCGCTGGTGATCACTGCCTTGGCTGCTGAGCCTGTCACCGTTGGAGGCGCTACCACTCATATCACGGTGGTGGCTGACGTGGCTGGTGAGCCGTTCAGCTACACCAGCAGCTATATCGCGATTGACGCCGGTACCGTTGTCATCGCTGAGACCGTCACGGCTGCAGGGGTGGGCATCGAGTCTGAGCTCGATGCTGTGTTGAGTGAGTCTGACGCCTGGTATTCCTTGGCCATCTACAGCCGAGCTGAAGCACAAATCACCAGAGCGTCTCGATGGACCGAGAGCAACAAGCGACTGTTCATCGCCCAGACCAGTGACGCCGACATCAAGACGGCTGCCGGCACCGACCTCGGCACCATCCTCAATGGGCTCAGCTACCGCAGGACGGCCTTGTGCTGGCATGCCACGGATGCCCAGTTTTTGGACATGGCACTCCCCGGCAAGAAGCTGCAGGCTGACCCTGATGTCACCACAACGACCTGGGACAAGACCAACCTGAGCGGGATCACCGTCGACTCGATGACCACCACCGAGAAGACCAACATCCTGGCCAACCACGCCAACGCCTACTTGCCCTTCAAGGGCACCCCTGTGCTGAGTCCTGGCAAGACTGTGGATGGGTTGCCCATCGACCTATTGACCACTACGGACTGGGTGGCTGCCAGGATTGATGAGGCCATCAGCACTGAGATTCTCAGGTTGGCCAACATCAACAGCAAGGTCCCCTACACTGACGCCGGTATCCAGAGTCTCAGAGCCCTGGTTGAGGCTGTGCTGGCTCAGGGGGTGAGGGCTGGTCACTTCACCCAGGGCACGGCCACTGTAGTGGCTCCCAGGGCCTCTGACGTGTCCACTGTCATCAAGCAGAGCAGACGACTAACTATGAGCTTCAGCGTTGAGGGTGCTGGCGCCATTGAGGGTGTCACCGTTTCTGGTGTTGTGGCAGTGGATCTCTAGGCCACCCTGGGTGGTATGACCTGACAGATAAAGCCCAAGGGCAGAGGAGGTTGAGGATGTCTCTGAAAACGTATGACCCAACAGCGGTCAAGGTGATTGTGAATGCGATCCCGATGAGCGGGTTTGCTGATGGCGACATGGTGAGCGTCGAGTTCAACGAGGATGCCTGGACGTTTCACAGGGGCACCGACGGCGACACCAGCCGGATCTACATGGCCCAGGAGGGGGGCATGGTGACCATTCGGTTGGCATCCACGAGCCCCATGAACGCCGTGTTGAATGGGTTCGCCAAGCTGGACAAGTTCACCAAGATGTTGCCCGTGAGCATCATGGTGATTGACACCCTGGGCGGCACTAAAATCTTGGCCATGCAGGCCTGGTTGCGGAAGGATCCTGGTGTGAGTTTCGGCCGTGAAGTGCAGGAGAAAGAGTGGGTGTATGACACCGACCTGCTTGAGATCGACCACCAGGGCGGATTCTAGCCACTGACGATAGGTCACCTTGCCTGGTGGTGAGGTGACCAAACCAAGGCCCCACAAGGGTGTGAGGAGATGACATGCAGACGACCGGTATCTTCAAGAGGTTTTCGCTCAAGGATGATAGTGGCGCGGCTCACCAGTACGAGGTGATCCCTCATGGTGCTGGTGCTGGCTGGCCCCTAGCCCTGAAGGTCCTCAGTATCCTGGGGCCGATGGTCGGCAAGTCCATGACTGGCCTGACCCTAGATCTGGACAAGGTTGTCAAGGCGGCCGCTGACATCCAGCAGGGTGCTGGTGAGATGTTCGGTGGATCGTCGTTCAATCTTGGCACGCTGGGCTATGCCGCTGGTGAGCTGGCAACGGCTCTGCTGGCTGACCCGCATCTGGTGGGTCAGTTGTTTGAGCACACCCAGCGCGATGGGCAGGATCTGACAAATCCAGCTGTGTTTGACACTGCCTATCAGGCCAACTACTTCGAGCTGATGCAGGCGCTGGGCAAGGTAGTGGTGCTCAACTTCGGCCCTTTTTTGCTCAAGAAACTTGGAAATTCCCCCAAGCTCCAGACGGCTATGAGCACGCTGCAAGGTCCAGGGCAGGGACCACAAACGGGGACCTGAGTGCTGTGCTGCAGTCTGGGGCTGATGCTGGCCTCAACCTGTGGCTCTGGTGGCCTTCATTGCGCGGTGGTTGGTCTCCTGAGGTGATTGCCACCAAGTGGACCGTGTTGGATACCATCGAGGCAGTGAAGGCCCTTGTGTTTCAGGACTATGTTGACTGGGCATCGAGCCCCAAACCGAAGCCTGCAAAGAGGTGAGTCATGGCTGGTGAGTTGGTGGTCAGAGAGCTGTTGACTCAGCTGGGAGTGGAGGCAGACGTCAGGTCAGTCCAGCTGTTTGGGGCAGCGGTCAACAACGTCAAGCAGAGCATGGGCCAGGCTGTTGGCGTAGGCCAGAGCTTCAGTGTGGCTATCGGCACCCTGGTGGCCAATGCGGTCCAGCGCGGTGCCGGGATGCTCCTGGGCCTGGCTAGGGGACTGCTGAGCAGCAATTTCGAGGCCGAGAGGCTCAACGCCTCACTGCAGACCATCACGGGCAGTGAAGAGGCTGCCAATGCTGCCTTCAGCCAGATCTCAGACTTCGCGGCAACCACGCCATTTTCACTGGGCAATGTCACAGAGGCGTGGATCAAGTTGGCCAATGTGGGCATTGAGCCTACGGCAGAGGTCATGAACAGCGTTGGCAACACTGCTGCAGCATTTGGCAAGGACATTACCGACTTTGCTGGAGCTGCGGTCGCTGCCACCACTGGCGAGATGGAACGGCTCAAGGAATTTGGAATCGTTGCCAAGCAGGCAGGCAACACCGTTGAGTTCACTTTCAGGGGGGTCAAGACCAAGATCAAGAAGGACAGTGCCTCGATCCAGAAGTACCTGTTTGCTCTCGGCAACAACCAATTTGCTGGAGCCCTTGACCGTCAGATAGCCACCCTCCCTGGTCTGTTCAGCAACCTCAAGGACAACATCAGTCTGTTTTTCCTCACGATGGGAAAGAAGGGGGGGCTCAACGATGCGCTCAAGACCCTCATCAGGACACTCATCGGTGTCACCGCGGAGGGTGAGCCGCTGGCAGTGATGCTGGGCCGGATTATGGCGAGGCAAGTCGACCGCCTAACCAACACAATCCTTTGGCTTCGAAAGCACTCTGATGACGTTCTGTCCGTGCTCAAGAAGCTGGGGATCGTGTTGGCCGTGCTGGGCACAAGGCAGATCATCAAGGTCGTCAAGGGATTCAGTGTGTTCAGCTCAGGGCTCAAGGAACTCGGTGGGGCACTGACTGGACCAACCCTCAAGTTCACCCTGATGGCGGCTGCAGTGTTGCTGTTGATGCTGGCCGTTGAGGACATCATCGGGTTCATGCAGGGCAAGGACAGCCTGATTGGCTCCCTGCTGAGCCCTGGTGATGCGAACAAGCTCAGGGCGTCAATCACCAAGATCGTCAATTCCTTTACTAGCGCCTTCGAAGGTGTGCAGCGGGCACTGGGGAAGTGGGACATCAGTGTGCTGGATCTGGTCACGGCGGCCATCAGTATTGCCGTGTTGATGGTGGCTGAGTTCATCCAGCTGTTGGTCACTGTCGGTGACTACATCGGGTATATCGCCGCCTGGAATGTGATCTTCTGGTCTGAGACATTCCCAGCGGCCCTGGGTGATACCTGGGATGCTGTTGTCACATGGCTAGGTGATCTCTGGGATGGCTTCACCACCATGATGGGTGACATTGGCACATGGATGACAGGAAAGTGGACGGGGATGATTGATGGGATTGGCAATATCTGGAAAGGCCTTGTTGGCCTGGTACAGGATTGGGTCATCAATCCGATTGAGAAGGCATGGGATGCCACGATCGGGTTCATCACCGGGCTCATCGACAAGTTAGTCAAGAAAGCAACAGACAGCTTTGGCGCTGTGCTGGGCGCTGGCGAAAAGGTCATGAACATGCTGGGGCTTACTGATGGTGTAAGCATTACCTCTATCGTATCCAAGAGCGTAGCTGACACTCAAGCTCGCGCTGGTGCCAATACAGCCGCCAGTCTGATTTTGCAGGGGCTTACCGTGATAGTGCCAGGTGACACGGGGCCTCTAAGCAACGGAGACATCGGTCGAGGTGTCAGCGGTGGCGTCAAGGACGGCCTGAACCAGGCCCTTCGTGATGCCCAGTCCTCTCTCTTTTCGTGGTGAGGTGAGTGATGACAGCCAGGATTATTGACCCCCTTCTGCTGGCCACATGGGCCTTCGATGTGGTGACCTCAGAGACCTACGAGGGTGGCGTGGACTGGACCAGCCACCCTGTTGAGTCAGGGCTTGAGATCACTGACCACGGTGTCATCAATCCGGACCGGATCGTGCTCAGCGGGATCGTTACTGATGCCCCATTCCCCACCCAAGGGTTGCCATTGCCACAGCGGGCACGGGCTGCCTATGAGAGGCTGCTCGACCTCAAGAACTCCAAGGCCCTGCTGGTGGTGGTCACTGGGCTGAGGGTCATGAGGGACATGGTGATTGAGTCGGTGGACCTGGAGCGAGACAGCCAGACTGGAGAGTCAGTCAGGCCTAAGGTGGCACTCAAGGAGATCCGGATCGTGGCATCCGTCACGGTACCCATTCCACCAGAGATCCTCAGGGCTGATGCTGCTGATGCCGCATCGAAGGCCTCAGCGGGCAAGCAGGTGGGCACTGAGGCTGATGGGGCAGTGGTAGAGAAGACCCTGGCCAAGTCCATCACAGACGGTCTGAAGGGCTCTGGCGGGGTCAGTATCCAGGGGCTCCTGGCAGGGGGTGTGTGATGGGTACGAGGTTGCCAGTCTATCCAGAGTCGTTCCCTCAGTTCGACTACACGATCACCCTCACAGGTCGTGAGTATCTGTTGCGCTGGACGTGGATCGAGCGGTCAGCCAGCTGGGAGCTCGACATCATGCAGCCAGACGGCACGCCACTGGCCATGGGCAGGCGGGTGACCACGGCCACCAACATCCTGGCCAGGGACAGGGATCCGCGATTGCCGCCCGGCATCATCGCTGCAGTGGCTCTTGATGGTGAGCTGAGGGACATCGCCGTCAAGTCTGACCTGGGGTCAGTGGTGATGGTCGTTTACTTCGAGCCTGGTGAGTTGGTGGCTGACGCTGTGACCCCCCTGCAGATCACCATTGACATCCCATCCTGAGGTGAATGATGCCTGTTCAGCAGTACTTTGGCAGAGCGGTAAGTGTGAGGATTGGCCTGCCTGGGTTGTTCGGCAAGGCATACACGGATCTCCGCACCACGTTTAGTGTTGAGCGCAACACCAAGCGGGACCCCAACAAGGCCAAGATCAGCATTTACAACATGGACTCGGTGAGCCGCGGTCTTGCTCAGCAGACCGGTTCTGTGATCCTGCTCAGTGCTGGTTATGGGCTGTTCCCTGGTCTCCTGTTCGCCGGCGACATCAGCAAGCGGGGGCTCAAGATCGAGAAG